AAATGTAGGGCTTTTTATGTGAGGCACTCTTAGAAGGTTAACTGTATATTGGTGATGGGAATCTTTCTAATCGTTCTGTTATTGTGAGTAGTGCAGGGCTTCCGTCTGGATAAAATAAAGTATCTACCATTTGAGGGTCCATGGATTGACCCCAGAGTACACTGTTAGAAAAGAGAGTATCATCTTTAATAGCTCTCTTTGCTGCCGAAGGTTCCAGTTCTTTAAATGTCCTGTAAGACCATACTTTTTCTAAAACTGATGTCATAACTCCTCCTTTCAAAAGGGTTTATTTTAAATACCCAAGTTTGATAAGAGAAGTCAACAGTATAATTATAAACTATCCTTTAAACACCTTTAGAATGTCTTTTAATATTTCAGATGTCATATTATCAGGATATCCCTCTAAGTAAATAACCTTTGTAATACCTGCATTGACGATTAGACGAGCACATATAGAGCAGGGTTGATTAGTACAATAGATAGTTGCACCTTTCAAAGAGACTCCATATAGGGCAGCCTGACAGATAATATTCTGCTCTGCATGGACACCTCTGCATATCTCATGCTTTTCTCCTGATGGAATATTGAGCTGTTTTCTAAGACAACCTGTTACAGTACAGTGTTGTTGGCCCTTGGGAGCACCATTATAGCCTGTGGCAAGGATATGGGTATCCTTAACTGCAACAGCACCCACTTGCCTGCGAAGGCATGTAGAACGCTCTGAGGCCAATAAAGCCATATTCATGAAATATCTATCCCAGGATAATCTATTCATTACCAAACATCTCCTTTTCCAATGGTTGCATGAGTGCTCTGATTTGAGGGTGAGCTGCCTTATGACACCTCAAAGTGAATATATGTTTCCATTGGGCAAGGGTGGCTTGTACTACTATCTCTGTTTTCAGAGAATTGGGTAATACCTCTCTTGCTTGTTCGGGTTTCCATCCAAGTTTGATTAAATTACTGTATCGTTTTTCTGCATACCCACAAGCGTAGAAAAATTCCTCTATTGACGATGATTTATCTACCTCTAACCAAACAGGCACAATAAACTCCATGTCCTGCCCGTTGTAATTTACATACCTCGTTGATTCCTGAGCAAAGCTACATGGCCTATGCCTTACAAGCTCATGGGTAACACCTCTGTTGGTAATGAAGCGTACCGTACGAACTGCATGAATTTTTCTTTCTTCGGGAGTCATATCTTTTTCTAGAATAACTGGAGGGTATTTTGGTGCAACAAAAACTCTTGTAAAAATATCAGGATAATGTATATGTAAATATTTATTTATAGATATTAGTTCTATAGTAGTAGATACTCGATTTTCAAAATAGTCAAACCAAGCTCTAAAATTACCAGAAACTAATATTCTATCAACTTGACTAATATTTAAATACGATGAGTTAGGTATTGAATTTCTACTGTCTCTGTCTATTTCAAAACAAACATGCCCAAATTCAAGCATGGCATGATGGCCTGATTTAACCAACATTTTCACAAATCTACTTGCTGAGTCACTGGTAATTTTATCTTCAGACTTGTAACAAGTACGGCCTGCAAGCTCAATGAGTTTAAGCTGATCTGGTTCAGTTATTATTTCGTGACTCTGTTTAACTATTTCCATCTGTTCTCCTTACCAACTAACTGGAGTAAATGAATCTGCTCCAGCCGAGGCATAGTTTAGAATCTCATCATTTAGATTCATTGGTTTATATTTTTTACATCCTATACAGGCATTTGGTTTTTTATAGAGAATACCATCAGGGAAAGACATACACTTAGGTAAGTAATAAATGCAGTTAGTTTTTCTGATTGGTTGTGGTTTTCCTAATTCTGTTCCTATGTTAGGAATATAGGCAGTATTTTTGTTCTTCTCTTTACATGCTGCACAGTATCTTTTTTGAGCACCTCTAGATTCCTCAATTTTACCACAGATAGCACAAGTAAAAACTACACACTCGATACGCTTGTTATGAATCGGGCATAATATTGGCCCTCGTCTATTTCTCTGTTTATATTTTATTTGTTTAATTGCATAGGTACAGCCGCAAGTAAATTTATACTTCATATTGTAATACTCTCCATAGTTCTGATGTTACAGTTGGCACAATCTCTATTTTCATAGATTGTTGTTTCTCGATTTCCAATCCAATTACTGAACCCATAACAATCTCTGCATTTTTCCGGCAATGTACTTGGACCATGGTCGGCATCCATAAATGAATTCTTATAGGTTATTTCTTTTTTCAATTATAATATTTCTCCTGTTTGGTTTTAAGTAAACAGAACTTAAACAGAATAGTAGAGTAAGCCCAAATTTAAACTTAGGTATAAATTGTATAACGGCAAATTGGTAGGGGTTTTACATTGAGAATAGAGTTCTATGGGGATAAATATAGAATGATAGGTACTGTATTGGCGGGTCTTCAAGGGTCTAAATTAATCGGCCATCTGCTACATCAGTAGGTGTCATCAATTTTTGAGGGTAGTTGTAATCCATGTGTACCTTTATATTAAAAACTTAAAGAAGAGCGCAACCACGTCATCTGCTCATGTCCAGGCGTTCATGTTCTGAGGGGGAGATCCACCCTTAGCAGCGTGAGAGTTTTTTTCATGCCTGTGCTCTTCTTTAAATCTTTAATAGAGTGGACTCCTATTTAGGAGTCCACATTTATTAATCTATTTTTGGTGGATCTTCTGGATCTTGTATAAGTCCCATAATTACGAAACTAATAACTATGGGTATCAACAGAAACATAAATACCTGCCAAGATGCTATTGCAATACAAACCAAAAGAAACACCACAATGAATATGACCAATGCTTTTACAGCTCTGGCTGCATCCATTAACTTACTCAAATCAATAACCGAATAGAGAGTCACCAGAGGGTGCAGGAGTCTCTGCAGACTCTTCCAAGACCTCTACAGGGGGTTCTTCTTTAACCTCCTCTGCGGGGAATACAGCAGCCTCTGATGTTTCTTTTGGTTCAGGTTTCTCTTTGATTACTTCTTCTACATCGTCTACAGCCTTTTCTACTGCTTTTTCATCATCAGAAGAAAATACTTCATGGGTAGTGGGGCTGCCATCAGGCTTGGTAATTTCAACCGTTGCCCTTGATCCATTTGGACCTCTTCCGGCAGTAAGCTCAACAGTTATCTCTCTACCGGCTGTGATAATCCCCTGGTTTGAAATGTAACCTTTGATGGCCTCTAGAATCTCGTCTTCATTAATAATAATCTGCATGTGTTCTCCTTATATATAATAGGTAATGGGTCTTATTTCTAAGACCCTAAATACTAACCAAACAGGGAACCTGTCTGTGCTGGAACTGTAGGTCTACCCGGAGCCGATGGAGCACCAAGGGTTATGCCTGTTTTAGTGGTCTTATCTCTGGTAACACCATTCCAAGTTTTAGCCCAAGTATTTTTGAATTTAGGCTCTGTCATCTTGGCTGTAGCTTCAGTGACGGTTAGACCAGTAGGGAAATGAAAGAATTTATCAATTTCATTTTCTTCTCTGGTTTCCCCTGATGGGACATATTCCCCTGAAGCTTCATCTTTGATATTCTTATCAACTGTCTGTTTAATGACACCTGCAATGATCTTTTTACCGATTAGGTCAGTTATCATCTTTACTTCAGTGGCTACTTCTTTGCCCTGCGCGAAGTCATAAAGCATGATATGTTTACTCTCTGTTGATGTTTGGTTTAGGCGTTTGTTAAGAGTCATCAAACATAGATCATTTGCTGACTCATAACCCGGCAGATATTTCTTTACTTTGGTTTTTGAATTTACATAGTAATTCAGGCAACCTTTTGCTTTACCTGAAGTTACCCATAGGGGGCGTTTAAGTTCTTTATTCTCGGCAGTTTCAAGTACCAGATTTAGTGCTCTGGCTCCGCCTTTAGAAATAGATCCGTAGGCCAATTTAATTGTGCATTCATAAAGACCTGAATCCAATGTATTAAACTTACCACCGATACTGTCACCATCAGATACTACTGTGTCGTCTGTTTTAAGATCATTAAACATAATATTTTCTCCTACTTTAGATTTCTTAATTAGGGGGTTATTTGATACTGAGTTTACGATACTCTTTGAGCAAATTTGATAGCTCAATAGAATTCTTCCTGGCTCTGCGTGAACCTGCTTTGTTAGTCAGTCTCTCTGAATTTTTTAGAAACTGTGCAAACTCTGTTTCAATGTTAATACGTACTTCATCTACCAAATTCTCATTAAATGTTTCTGACATTTGTTTTGGTTCCTTATAGTTATTTTTAATTAAGCTGTACTGATACACCGTAATACTCATGTAAACGGTCCAGTAGTATTTGAGCGTCATTATCAATGAAGGTTTCCTTTATATCCCACATACCCATACTGGCCCGGATTCTCTCATTGACTGTTTCTTTGGTAAGTCTGGTTTGGTATACATGCTTAAATCCAAGCATTTCTTCTTCTGGAGTGATTACCAGTAAATCATTTTTATATGGTCCCAGTTCAGTAATAGGAATTCTCCTGGCTGAAATTACAGTAGAGAAGAATGCCTCTATACCGTTGGCTTTAAGAGCCCCTTTAACCGGCACTTTCTTTTCCATAACCATAGCTGACTCATTCATTATCTGTTGAACATGGGCCAGAATAATTACATTCATCTTTGTTTTTGCTACATAATTCTGCATAAGGTTCTTGAAAAATTGTTGGTAATGGGACCACATTTTCATTGTGTCTTTGGCTGTCAATACATGCACTGATTCAAACATATCCATTAGAAATGTTAGAGTATCAATTACAACAGTGTGGAAGCTTCCTGATTTGTTTGCATGATCAAAACCTTCATACACTTGATAAGGGTCAGTAACTGAAAATTGTTTAAACTTAGCCGGGAAGGGGCAATCTTTATTACTCTCGCAGTTGAGATACATTACCCCTTCTGGATTCTTTAGGTTTCGGAGTGAAGCAGTTTTACCTCCGGCCGATTCACCTCCGATCAGAACCAATCTTTTATTTGTTGCCATTTTAACTCCTTGGTTTAATTATTTGTGTGGGAATGGTAGGACTCGAACCTACACGAGTAAATAACAGAGTCATTGGTCTGTTAGCCTTGCAATGTTATCACCTCAAAACTACTCGTCAGCAGTCTTGGGAGATAAGATACTGTTAACCCGGACTATATCCGGTGCTCTATCCGATTGAGCTACATCCCCATATTTGTTATGCAGCTTGTTTAGCTGCTCTAAGTCCTATTGCTTTTGAGACTGTAACCATTACAGTCCTATCAATTTCACCTTCGTCAATCTTATCTATGAGTCCGCTATTCAGACCCAATACTTTGGTTCTTACATCTGTGAAATCATGTCCCATATCTACCAAGACTCTGGCATACCTATGGAGTTGATTATTCCTGTTCTCATCTTTATGAGAGTTCTGGACAAACCATCTTTCTAAAATAGATAGGTTTGCATAGGTTTGCATTGATTGCTTTCTCTCATCATTCTTTTTGGTTTTAGGGATAAACATTCTGGCATCTAAAAGTTCTTCGCCCTTACTGTAGTAGTGCTGTCCAGGGTTAGATAACCATTTCCTGCTTCTCTGGAATGTCTGATCATCAACTTTGAATGGGAGCCACTCATTTATGTTTTTCATGAATGCTCGGTACTCTTCCCCGGTCATAGCCATCTCATAGTTCAGAGGCAAGATGATACGAAAACGGTGTGTTGCTGGAGTATGCCTCTTAGTTGTATAGATCATAAATCTATAATCTTCTAAGAGAGCACAAGCTTCAGATATCTTTACTCCCTCATCCACATCTAAAACCACAAGATTAAACCCAGGGATCATATGATCTCCGTCTCTATGGCCTGTAGTTGTCCAATGATTAATCCAGTGGTAATTCTTTTTTAAAACCAATAGATGTAGCTTATCAAAGGGAGCTTGATCGTTCTTATACCCATCTGAAATGTCATTGCTATGGGCAACAGTAAGTTTATTTAGGTCTGTTTTAGTTAGGGTTGTTCCCTTAATAAACTCAATTCCGTCAGTCATGGATGTCTTGATGATAATGTGATTTTTATGACCCCAAGCAATAGCCTGATTCATAAGATCAGTTTTCTGTGAAGAAGATCCTTTATAGAAAGGTAAGTCTTCAACCAAATCTACATGGGTTACTTCATCTGGTACGCTGGCAATATACTTAGCCAGTTTTGCATAGGGTCTATCTCTATTAAGTAATTCAGAGAATGCTTCACCAGATTCTTCTGCTATACGAATAGCTGCATATAGATTGTCTGCTGTGATTTCAGAATGACCATCAACGAAGGCATATGCTCCAGCTAGTTTAAGAGCTTTAAAGTATCTATGCTCCATTTCAGCTTTTGCCATGTCTTGATGTTCGCCCATTTGTCCTGCAAGATTTTTACAGTATTCATTGTATTCAATCATCTCTAAACATACTGCTTTAGACAGTGTAATTACCTTGTTACAGTTTACGATATTAGCCAGCTTACTGAATTCACCAGCTATATCTTTAAGATACTTTCCCATTGCTGGATCAGTTTGGATATCGTAAATCTCACTTGCAGTAAGAGTGGTGGGAAAGTATCTTAAAGATAT